GACAAGCTTTGATCTGTTGCATAACCTTTACGGAGTTCTTCAAGAGTTAAGTGTTGCTCAACCCCATCGATCTTAACTGGTACTTTATAGTCCCAATCAATATCCTCTTCTGTGAGTAAGTCGGAGTCTTGGGTAGATTCTTCATCATCCTCTTCTCCATCTTCATCATCTGAAGTGTCATCTTCTTGATCTAGTGTATCGTCTTCCTCTGTATCGTCTTCAGCGGGTACTTCATCTACAGAATCTTCCGGGCCATCTTCTTCAGAATCTTCTGGTAGATCATCCGAGATACCAAGATGTTTGGCCATAGGCCCCATCGGTACTGGAATGTCATCAAAATTCTGTGGTTGTTGACCAGCATTGAAACCAGCGTCATCTCCTGTGGAGGTAGACACTGCATTATCTTCGTTGCTCATAATTTGTTATCCCTGTTAGTCCTCAATTACTTTACTTTTTTCTTAGTTTCAACCTTAGCTTTCTTTGTGTCAGCATGGTTAATTATAAGATCCTGTACGAAAACGAGTGCAGATGTCATTGCTTGAAGGGTGTTAGCATGTAATCGGCTCTTCTCATTACCCTTACCCATTTCACGGATTAAGGATACTTGTGATCGCTGTAAATCAAACTCAGCTTTCTCTAGTTCGTCTAGTGTATTAGTTGGAATCATTATCTTGTTCCTCATCTTCTAAATGTGATTGATCAATAAACTCTTGGTTGAAGCCATAGGTTTCTATTTGAATCAATCGTTCTTTTACTGAGCCTAAGCCCATTGCTACGTGGTATAAGTACTCTCGCTCCTTTGTACAGTGAGGTTCAGTGTTTAACCACTTAATAAATAAATCTGAAAGGATATCACCGTATGCTTCTGTGAAGAACTCATCCCTTTCTTTCTTAGCAAAGGTAGCTTTACCTAAAGCTGTTTGAGCATCAGAGAAAGGTCCCGGTCTATACGATCCATCAGATTGGAGTTTTGGCTTGACCTTCTTGTCAATGCCCGGTTTATACTTCTGCATTTTGTGTTTCTCTTGTTAAGATAAAGGGGTCTTAATTTAAAGCTGAGACCCCTAACAGCTTAGATACAGGATCACCCTCCTATCCCGCTACTCCAGAGAAGTCCCCTGTCTGAGGACTTTGTGGTGCAGCTGGGTTGGATGCATCTGTTGCTCCAGCGGTTGTAACCATTACATCAGTCACAAGTCCTTGTGCTTTTGCATACAGTACATCAATGTTAGTTTTAGTTGGCATGGGTTGCTGTTCCTTTCCAGCTTCTAAGGCTAACTTGGACCACTCTTGTTCGGACTTGTCTAATGCAACCATAAGTTGTTTTAGGTTATCCTGAATGGCATTCTGGGCTTGTACGTTTGTGTAGTCAATGTTAGCTTGTTGTAAATCTACTGCTAACTTTTGTGTCAACTCTTCAAGCTGTTTGGCTTTCGCCTGAGCTTCCTGATCTTTCTTTTGACCTTCTTCTGCTTTCTGTTTAAACTCATCTGTGTTGATATCAATAAGATAATCAAGAGGGTCTAAACCTAAAGCATCAAACGCTTGTACTGCAATAGTCGAAGCTGCAGTTGGAGCTACAACAGCACCTGCACCAGCGTCCCGAAGGGCTGGGAGGATTTGTTGACCTATCATTTGTAACTTCTGTAACTGGGTCTGGTTACTTGCATCACCAACATCTGCTTCTACAGACATATACTCGATTCCGGGTAAATCATTTATTAACACATCGAGATACCGTTGATTCCCTGTATAACCCCCTACAGACCCACCACGCATTTCTTTTTGCATTGTACGGTAGATACCTTCAAGGAGTTCCCGTCCACCAGTTTCCATGAATCTACGAGCAATAAATTGTATGCGTATCTGTGCAGCTGACTGCACTTGTGCTACCTTAGCTTCTGAGTTTCCAGACACATATAAGGCATCGTTAAGGCCTTGGGCTGCTTTAGACAGACCCGTGGCTTGTTCCTTGTGACCCTGTAAGAACTGAAGTAACGGTACAGTTCCTGTTGATATTGTCTCTGGTGGTAAAGATGCAACTGCACCCTGTGGGTTACCGTTAGAAGCAATGATCTGCTTGGGTTTCATGTTTTGTAAAGCAGAGAAGTCTACTACATTGGGATCTGCAATCTTTGGTGCATAGTTTGTTAAGTATGTATTCTCAACAAAGCCACGTAAGATAGCTGTAGATGCCAGTGTAGATGGCCTTACCATATCTGACATTGATAAACCTTCAAGTTCAAATGGAATCTCGAAAGGTGTAAATGTAGCTACTTGGATATGATCTGCATCTTCTTCTTCTAGTATAGTGTCGCCTACACGTACAATATACTTTAGTTCAGCGATACCATCACCGTCACGGTCCACGTATACCCAACAGCGGAGTACTACGGCAGATTCTGTGGCTTCTAGTTGGTTATCATCACCTGAACCTAATAACAAGGTTGTACCAATAGCTTGCTTACGTGCAAGGGAGTCTGTGTTGAGTTGAGTTGCATAGTGCACGTTACTCTCTACAGATGACCAATCGATACCTTCAGCCTCATCAGGCCAACGTTCTCTGATTTCAGATCTTGTCATTTCTTCTTCAAAACCTACAAAGGATGCATCGTGTATACCTGTGGCACCTCTTCCGACTCTTAGGGTCTCAGGTGGTACTGGCGATACAACAACTTTGTTGGTAACTTTTGTACGCTTAAGCCGCACATCAAGGTAGTTACCTGTTTGTTCATCTAAATAGATATCACCTGTTGTAGTGATCTCTGGGTCTGCCAGTTGCACATCAAGTGCAGTGCTGTCAATTACTTCGTACTCTTCAAAAGATATCTTCTCTTCTGATGCGTATGTCCATGTCACTGCAGATAGCTTCCACATCAGGGCTGACTTAAGCCATGTGTTAAGTATAGACCACCCCCGGTTCTTAGAGAACAGGCAGTGGTTAATAAGCTCTGAGGCTGCAGTAGCCTTATGGTAAGCTAGTGGTGTACGGTCATACGCTTTAAACTTTGCTAATTTATTGTTATCAAACAGTAGCTCTGAGAGTACTGCAGTGTAACCTTCAATAGCTTCAACTGTGTCTGAAGATACAATACGTGATACACCCTGTGGTTTCAGGTGACCCTGTGCGATCATCGCGTATTCATAGGTTGACTTCTGACGTTCATCAGATAGCTCTGAGGTATCTAGGAAGCTGGCACTAGCTTGTTCCAGTTTGTAATCGAGGAGCGTGTTTAAGTCCTCATTGGATACTTGAACTTTGTATCCATCTTCATTAGTACTTGACATCTATGATACCTCTTATATGTGGGTATATACACCCTACAAATCAATCTATTATAATTAGGTGGTTTCATTACTTATCTTTCCCGATACGCGAAGAAACCATAACAAACGTCTTTCATAGTGGAGGACTATGGGAAACTTTTAAAGCCATTGGGTATTGTCAGATACAAACGCTTGGTTCCTGAAAGAAACCCTTGTCGTTGATAATCTTTCTCCATGAGTACGGAGTACCTCTAAGGCTATTGCCGTTGCTATAACTGTGTCATCATGACAACCTGAGATAGCATTTGTTTTGCCACTGGCATCAGCCACATAGTTCATACACTCTTGTATGATAATGGGGGACGCTAGAAAAATATCATCGTTCTCTATTGCGTTCTTAAGATGCCCTATGATCATTGGCTTAGTAGCTTGGGTAGTCCTCCAACCCAGACGAGTACCTTCCTCATTAGATACATTAGCTACTTTAGTTTGATGGTATAAGTTCACGTAATCCATTTGTTTTAATCGGTTTAGTGTTGCTATACCTAAGGAATTAGATTCCACTGCAAGCAGGGAGTTGTTGTAATATCTACCCAAGTAAAACAAGAGATCCCCATACTGAGTAGGGTCTATCTTATTATTACGGTAGACAGCACATACTTCCCTGTCTGCATTCATGACTACTGCTGCTGAGTAGTCTTGTCCAACACCTAAGGCACAGTCAGCTCCGATTATGAAGTTACTGTCAAACTTAGGATACTTAAAGATCTCCAGATGTCCTTCTCTGTGATCGTCAAACATAGATGATTCGATACTAAAGCTTTGTTTCTTTATACAGCTTGCTGGCTGTGTGTTTAACAATTTACCTGTATCAAATACATTAGATCCTGAAACTATAAATGCTTCGTTGGCTGTGGATGGGTATTCTTGTTTGAATTTATCCACACCCCCTTCGGCTAACTTAAGTCTCCTCCAGTACAATTGTTCAATGTCCAAACCGTGTAGGGCCTGTAACTCTTCTTCTTCTTCCGTTATAGTCTCTGAGAATACTTCAGGCTCTAGTACAAACCGTCTGTATTCTGGCATAAGAAACCAAGGTACAAAGATAGGAATGTATTCATTCTCACCAGCTACAGCACCTTTCCATAGCCTGTGGAACTCATTACCCACGCCATTAGCAGTTGACTCTAAGATAACCTCTGTGCCATCAGCCTGTGAGATACCTTGGAATAAACCTGCAAGTATCTTGGCATCATGGGTCCAAAAGGCTACCTCTGACAAATGAGCTATAGTGGGGGTAGTGCCACGACCAGCCTCAGGGGAACCAGCTGTGTACAAGCGATACCCGGAGTCATTATGTTCAAAGCCAATCTCTTTCGAGTTAGACTTCTTTAACACTGGTTTAAACTCTGGTTTCATATTCTGGATTATGTTCCGGGACATGGCGAAGAGTGCATCAGATGTTGCTGAATCATGAGCCATAACCACTGACTTATTAAACGGTGTAAGGTACGACTTCCAGTATACACGTCCACAAGAGTAAGTGGATAAACCCATCTGTCTTGCTTTGAGTATTATGGCTCGTACTTTGCCTGTTTCTTTTAATTGTTTTTCTATTGCATCATCTACAATCTGTTGTGCTGCATTAAAGTCTAAGGGTATAAATCCCATAGATGCATCTTTTGGTAATATACGGATCTGTTCTTTGGCAAACTCTTGAAAGGACCCCTCGTATCTTATGAGGTCTTTACGTTTCTGTGCTTCTATTGCTAAAGCTAGTTTCTGTCTATTGGTTATTTTAGTTTCCAAAGGGAGTCCTCCAAGACTACGTTTAGGTAACCCCCGGCATAGAGGTTTTTAAGCAATACAAAATAAATAAAAGAGTAGTTACCTCATAGTACTTATAAGGGACCTATAGTACCTATAGTATCCCTAAGAACTATCTAGTATACAAAAGAGTATAATATAAGATGATAGCCTTAGGGACTCCTTAAGAACCCTTAAGATACCTTAGTACCCTTTGAGGGGGGGTACCTGATAGTCTATATCTTAATATATAAGATAAAGGTATATGTGATGTAGTTACTCAGAGACCCCCTCGTATCTCTTAAGGTAGTACCCCACCGTGTCTAGGATCTCCATGAGAATCCCTCGGGTACTTCAGGTACTACCCTAACTACATTACTATTGTTCCTAT